ATATAGCCTGCTGTGTAGCTGAATGCCTTACTGGTTGCCGGTTCGCTCATGTTGTGAATTCCATATGGCCAGCATTTTGTTATGCGTGTGTCGGTATAGTATCCTTCTTTGCTGAGTAGTCTATATGGCTCTAGCTTTTCAGGATTGTAATTGAATAAAATTAGGTGATAGTGTGGTCTCCCGGTCTTTTCACCGTATTCACCTGCACAGAAATAGCGTAATCCTGGTTCAGATGCCTTTCTAAGACGTTTTAAGAACTTCTGAATATCCTCATACCATAGCGTTTGATTTTCCTTTAAATCGCCTTTCTGCCGCTTGTAGAGTGCTCCACGTATTACTTCGCCTGTTTCGTGATTTACACCCGGTATGTTTTCATCATCGTAGGTTAATGTAACAAACCAGACAGAGTGTTGCTTGCTTGTCTTTGCTTCCATTTCAATTCTGCAAGCCCAGTCTTCTCTTCTGCGGATTCTGCACCCGATGCATTGTCCGCATGGAATAAGCATGACGTCTTTTCTGTAAATTAAATCTTCATAGGTTAAATCAGGATTTTTTGCCCTTTCAATAGCAAAGCGCCGGAGTGTGTAAACATGCCCCGACGCTTCGCGATCGTCTGGCACATAAAACCTGATAAGAGGTTTATAACATGCCATTATCTTAAATAATCACCCGGTTTTCTTTTTTCTCCATAGCTTCCCGTTTTGTCTGTTGCTTTGATTGCTCGGTCTGTTGAGCCTGCTACTCTCTTTTGTGCTTTGCCTGCATCATAGCTAGGTTTTGCCACCTTGTCTGTTACAGTCTCTACGTTGTCTTTCAGCTGTTGCCAGCTTTTGCCGCTGTTGGCTCCTTGCTGGAAATAACTGCTTACTCCCTGTGCAAGGTTGATACTGTCGCTGAAACTGCCGTAGCTGTTAGAACTGAATGCCGGACTTCCCAATGCACTGATGCTTGCTGCGCTCGTGCTTCCTAGTCCTACGCTTGCTCCGCCTATGCTTCCAGCACTGCCGCCTCCCATTGCTGCTCCGCCGTTGAGTGCCGCCAAAATTGGGTTGATCCCTGCTGCTCTCATGTCTGCAACGGCTCTTTGGTATGCGGTACTGCTCATGTGCTCTTGCCATTCTCGATTTTGCGCGGCTTCTGCCGAGTTGTATGCCATTGCTTCACGCATAAGTTCAGCGTTCATGCGTCCTTGCTTGCCCATCATCATGCTGTTAAGCAGTCCTTGAAAGCCGCTAGCTGCCATGTTATAGATGCCTTGTGCGCTCATGCTTCCCAAGTTTTTCAGCCACCCACTCAGTTCTGTTTGCCTGTTTGTGCTGTCGTTGGTTCCGCCTGAGCTTTCACTGTGGCTTTGTCCATAGCTCCAGTTAGAACTGTTTCCGCCGCCAGCTGTCCATCCTTGGTTTTGGCTGTAATTGAACTTGTTACTTGCGTCGAACTGTTGCTGTTGCTGGTTCAGACCTTTGAACGTGCTGTAGAGGTTTCCGATTGTTCCCGCGATGTTTCCGATTGTGCCAATGCCTTTTACTAATGGCATTAACCAACTTGCTGCCATTCAGACACCCCCTTAGTGGTGGTCGATTAAGCCGGGAACAGAGTACATAGGCATGGGTCTTACAGTGGTGTTTTTCACAAGGAAGTCTGCAATAAATTGCGGTTCGTTTACCTTGTTTTCAACTGCTAGAGTTCGCGCGATTTCCGCGCTTCCTTCCTTCATCCACTCTTGACTTAGTGCCGGAGTGCTGGCGTAGTTGTCACCGTAGTGCCAGCTATCCAGCGTTCCTGTCGCGTTAGATCTAAAAGCCCCACAGATTCTGTTGGGCTTCATTCTGTAATCAGCCCAGCATTCTTGGTACCCAAAGGCCTGGTTATCTGCTTCCGTACCCTGTGCATAGAGTTCTTTCTTTAGAACGGCTTGTTCTCCTAAATTTGCGAAAACAGGGAAATAATAGTCGAGTTTGTTTTTCCGGCTGAACATACGTTCCAATCCCTGTTGGTATGTGTGGTCGTGGCGTACACAACATACGCCGATGACAAAGCCGTGCTCCTCGAACGATTTTGTAAAAGCGCTTTTGCCAAAGCCTGTGACCGACATAGCAGATACGTTGCCCTGCGGACTTGTTTCCGTCGTTCCTGACGTCTGCACGACCTGTGACATGTTGATCATGATTCGGTCGCCGCCCAGATATTCAGGAATCTGGACAGTTTTATCAGAGATGCGCGTCCGGAACAAACTGTAAATTTGCTCTCGGTACCGACTGCCGCCGCGTGCCAGCTCTTCAAAATACTTCTGCACCTGAAAAGCTTGGCGGAGTTGGTTTATGGTCGCGCCGGTTACGCCGCTTAGGTCTGCACCCATGAACGCGGTGCCTTTGTTCAGTATGTCGGTTGATTTTCCTTCAAATTCGGTTTTGAACTGTAGCGGACCCGGCAATTTGTTATACGTTGATGTGATTATCGTTTTGTTTCCGTTTTCTGCATTTTCGTATGTTTTATATGCTCCTGTAACTTCTCTTGTGCTTGATGTGCTGTTTTCCCATTTGGTTTTCAGTTCTTTTTCTTTGTATCCGTATATTGGTGCATTTCCCAACATAGGAATGGTTACGCTCTCTGCCGAACGCTGAGGCGATGGTAAAGTACTGCTGAAGTAGTCGTGGAAACGGTTCACTGGTAGAGGTCTGCCGCCTGTGTATGCTTCCTGCAAAATGGTTTCGATTGTTGCGTCTTTGCCGCTGTCTTTATAGTCCACATCCGCGTCTTTGGTTGAGTTGATTGCCGGGTTGTCCACGTTCTGGTCTCGGAACCACTCGTTCCAAATCTTGACATATGCGCGGATGGGAAGCGCGTTTACATCCAGTTCAGTGGTTTCGCCGATGATTTTCGTAGGCACTCCCATATAATCGAGAATGCTATTTTCCATCGGGAACTTGTTTTCTGCCGTGCCGCCTTTGATTTTCAGCTGTGGCACGGTGTATTCGGTCTGCTGTACCCACGGTTCGTCTGTTACTTCGCCCATAAATTCTTTCCAGTGTTCCCACAGGATGCGATTAGGGCAGAAAAAGTAATAATAATCGAGATAACAGTTGTCCATCACCGGGAAAATCGGTGTGGACATGCGTACCAGGCCCACGTTGTCGATGCTAAAGGTGTCGCCGGGCAACACTTCGTCGACATAGAACGGGATAAGCTGTCCCGCGTCGAATGTGAGCTTGATATCCTGGTCACGCTTGAAACGGCTTCGTGTGATTTCTAGGTTCGGCACTTGGTTGAAGTGTGCTTCGTTGTTTCTTTTCACGGTTTTACTCCTTTACAGTTTTTTCGTCAACTACAGGTTTTTCGTCAACCGCAGGATTCTCATTCAGCCCTAGTGCTTCTATCCATTCTGCCGTGCCAAATCTTGCGATGAACTTGTCAACGTCGTTATCGAATTTCTGCTTGATTTCACGTGGCAACTTATTCCATGTGTTTTCCGCCTGAATCATCATGTTTTGTGCTTCTGCCAGCGTGCTTGGCATGTTTGTGAAATCTTGCGGTTCTTCGTCGTTCAGCTGTACGCCCAGTTTCTGCACAATCGACGGATCAAATGCCGCGCGGTTGATGATGTTTTCGATTTTCGTTTCTTCCAGATAGCTTTGGATTTCTGCGTCTCTGTCGATTTCTTCATCCTGCACGAGGTTTTTGTTGCCCTTTTCATCGTATGTCCAACGAAAAGTTAAGCGGGTCTTCTTGCCCGCCTCTGTTTCTTTTCGTTCTTTCTCGCCATGATTTGCTCGTGTATAGAACATTTTGGCCTCCTTTAGATTGTTACCACGGTCTCAGGTGGCTTTGCGTCGCGCTTGCCGTCCTGCAACTTGTGTTTGTCGTTCCAGTATTCTCCGCTCTCGTCGTCGAACTTCGCGACTTTGAACAGTGTGTAGTCTTTCGCGTTCTTGCCCAGCTGGTTTTCGTCGTTGCAAGCGTCTTTGAATGCTCTGATTGCCGTCCCATCGTTTACGCTCTCGAACCCGCCCATGAACTGTTCTGCGATGTTGTCGCGGACGCTGTAAATATTGTGAGTCATTTCTTGTTTCTCCTTTTTTTGATGTCATCAACCATGTTTACGATAAAAACGTAATCACAGTCGGATACCGCCTCTCATCGGTTTTGCACTCAAGTTGATACTCTTCGTTTTGTTTGCGGTACGGTTGTAGATTTTTGCGTCTTTCCGCCGCTTTACCTTAGAACGTTTCTTCACCGTTCGCTCTCCTTTTCATGATTTCAAGCTCTATTTCGTTTGCCTTTGCTTTGTAGTTATATTTTTCTTTGATTAGCTTTTTCGCTTCTTCTTCCGTGGGTGCTCTTGTAATCCACCTGTTATATCTTGTGATCATCGTGTAGCACTTTTCGCACTCTTTTTTGAGTGTTTCTGTGGTCTGGTCTCTGATGTTCCATGACTTGTGACTATTCATCGCCGGTGTCTCCCTTCATTTTTTAGCTGTTTTCGTCGTCCTTGTCGTCCTTGAGCAGTGCGTGGTAGATTTTATCCAACACCGCAAGGATTTCCTTCAAGGTACTGATTGCTTCGTTAATATTCATTATTTCACCCCCTTTCTGTAGCATTCTTCGCGCACGTCTACATGAACAAAGTTTGTGTATCTGATAACTCCGCCGTAGTTTTTCATGATTTCGCTTGCGTATTCTGCAACTTCTTTGCTTGTGTGTTCTTTTACTCTGATGTCTGCCGCCATGCCTTTGCAGTGGTATGAGTTCCCTGAACCGCCTACTTTTGTGTTCCATGCTGGCGTTCTGTATCCGCTGTTGATAATTACCGGGCTGTTAAAGTGTTCCCTGATTTTTTCAAGAATGTAAAATAGTTCTGGTGCGTACAAGAACTCTTCCGTTCCGTCTTTGCATCTGAATTCACTCACTTTAAAGTGTTCGCTTATTTTTCCGTTTTTTGTTCTTGTTGCCACATATATCATTCTTGCCATTTTTCTTATCTCCTTTTCTGTATTGTATAGTTTTCCCAGTTCGTTTC